TGCCATCCCTGAAATCGCCCGTATTGCGAAGGAAAGCGTGGCCGATGGCCGACGCCGGGGTCAGGTGATCTGAGATGCCCATTCCTGTATTGCCGCTGACGCTCGTGTCCTCACTTGAGCGGCGGCTCGTCACCTCTGTGGCCGAGGCGCGCTCGCCCTTTACTGGCACATCCCAGATTCAGGACTGGGGCGCGTCCTGGTGGGAATACCAGATCGAGATGGCGGTGACCCAGGGGGCCAAGGCCCGGCGGCTTTCGGCCTTCTTCACCGCCCTTGGCGGATTGCGGGGCCGGTTCCTCTTCCCTGATCCTTCGATCGAGGTTCCGGTGGCGGTGGGCAATCCGTACGTCACCGAGGCGCAAGTCGCAGGCTCCTCCACCCTGAAAACCGCTGGATGGGGATTTGGGCTCAGGGCAGGTGACTTCTTCCAACTCGGATCTGACGCGGCCACCCGGCTTTACCAGGTGACCGCGGATGTCGTGCCGCTCGGCAGTGAAGCGGTTATCAACTTTGTGCCGCCGCTCAGAGCCTCAGTCCCGGCCGGTGCGCTTCTTGGTCTCAGCGCTCCGACGGTGCTCTTGAGGCTGACCGCACCTGTGCCCACAGTGATTGGCCGCGCGGATCAGCACCGCTTCACCATCTCAGCCCGTGAAGCGCTGTGAGTCTCGATAACTGACGGACGAAGATCATGTCACGTGACATCACACCTGCCTTCGCCACGGCACTGGCGGATCAGTCCCTGCGGCCCGTCATCTTCTTTGAAGGTCAGTTTGCCAGCGGCTGGGTGCGGATCTGGTCAGGCCTTGGGTCTGTTACGTGGAACGGACAAACTTGGTCTGGAGCAGGCTCGCTGCTTGGGCTCGGGGGCATCGACGAGACCGGCGAGGTCGTCGCCGGGGGCACCGCCGTGTCGCTTTCTGGCGTGCCGCTGGATCTCGTGCAGATGGCCATTGAGGAAGCGCGTCAAGGCCTGCCGGGCCGGATCTGGCTGGGTCTGCTGGCTGAAAACGGCAGCATCATCGCTGATCCCGTTCAGGCCTTCTCTGGTCGCCTTGATGTCCCCGAAATCAAGGATGACGCGGACACCTGCACGATCACAATCAGCTATGAGAGCCGTCTCATCGACCTGACCGTGGCGCGGACCTGGCGCTACACTCATGAGAGCCAGCAGGTCTTGTTCCCGGGCGATCTCGGGTTTGAATATGTCACAGCGATCCAAGACAAAGAAATCACTTGGGGACGTGGATAGTCATGGCACGCGTAGACCACTGGGAACGCCTGCTTGCAGCGGCGATCGATACAGCGCGGGCAAAGCCGTTCTTCTGGGGCGTCCATGACTGCCCGACCTTTGCCTTCGAGACACGAATGACCCTAACCGGTGGTGATGATATCGCGGCCCTCTGGCGCGGGCGATACACCACCCATCTCGGGGGCCTGCGTGTGATGCGCCGCCTTGGCTGGGCGTCACTCGAGGACATGGGGCGGGCGCTCTTGGGAGAACCGCGCGCAACCCCGCTTCTGGCGCAGCGCGGGGACATTGTGCTGACGGACACTGGGCTTGGCTTTGGCGTCGTCGTTGGCGTCACCGCGGTGGGCCTTGCACCTGAAGGCCTTTCCTTTTCGTCGCTCACCTCTTGTCGGCTTGCCTGGCCTATCTGAACGCCACAGATTTAGTCTGGACCCAACCCATGCCCTTCATCGTGACAGCCGTCACCGCAATCGCGGGGGCGATCAGCGGCGTATTGGCTGCAGGCGGAATTGGTGCGGCACTTCTGCGGATCGGCGGCACGCTTCTGCTGTCCTACGCGGCGCAGGCCCTGATGCCAAAGCCGCAGACCACGATGCAGCCGCGGACGGTGACGATCCGCGAGCCCGTCGTGCCGCGCGATCTCGTCTATGGCCGCACCCGCAAGGGCGGGGTCATCGTCTTTCTGCATTCCTCGGGGAGCGCAAACCAATACCTCGATCTGGTGATCGTGCTTGCGGCCCACAGGGTCAAATCGATTGGGGCGATCTACTTTGAAGGCAGGTTGGCCCTCAACGCTCAGGGTGTGGCGCAGGGCCGCTGGGCCGGAAAGGTCCTTGTCGAAAAGAAGCTTGGCGCTGCCAACCAGACGGCCTTTGCGGGTCTCAAAGCGGCGCTTCCCGACAAATGGACCGAGAACCACCGTTTGCGGGGCTGTGCCGCAATCCGGTTGCGGCTGACTTATGACCAGGATGCCTTTCCGGGTGGTATCCCGAACATCACGGTCGATCTCGAGGGCAAGGATGACATCTGGGACCCGCGAACCCAAACCGCTGGATACTCGGAAAACCCCGCGCTTTGTCTTGCCGACTATATGGCGAATTCGACTTGGGGCATCGGTGCGCGCATTGGGGAGCCCGACGGGATCGACGAGATGTCCCTCGTGGAAGCCGCCAATATCTGTGACGAAACCGTCGCGCTGGCAGGCGGCGGGTTCGAGCCGCGTTACGCCTGCAACGGGGTCATCACCCTCTCGGAAGTTCCGAAGACCGTCATCGAGGGGATGCTCTCCAGCTTTGCAGGCCGCTGCGCCTTCTCGAGCGGATCCTGGCGCATCCATGCGGGGGCCTGGCGCGCGTCTGATGTGGCGCTCACCTCGGACCATGTCCGCGAGGGTGGGCTGACGCTCGCGACGCGCGTAACGATGTCGTCAAACTTCAACGCTGTTCGGGGGCAGTTCGTCAGCCCCGAGAACGATTGGCAGCCTGATGACTTCCCGGCCTATGCCTCGGATGTTTACCTCGCCGAGGACGGCGGCGAGCGGAAATGGCGCGACATCTCGCTGCCCCTCACGATCTCGGCCGCCATGGCGCAGCGGCTTGCGAAGATCGAGCTCGAGCGCGCGCGGCGGCAGATGACGGTGCGGCTCTCGGGCAAGCTTTCGGCTTGGGCGGCCACCGTCGGCGATGTGGTGACGCTGTCCTATGCGCGCTGGGGCTTTGCGGCCAAACCCTTCGAGGTGCACGGTGTGAGCCTCGATCTGACGGCCTCGGGCGATGGCGCACTGCTCCTGCCGGAGCTCGTTCTGCGCGAGACTTCGCCCCTGGTTTATGACTGGTCAGCGTCCGAGCAGCAAATTTACGCAGCCGCCCCGCGAACGGCCTTGCCCAATGCCTATGACATCCCGGCCCCCGGCGCGCCGCAGGTCACCGAAGACCTCTATGTCACGCGGGATGGCGGCGGGCTGAAGGTACTGGCGCGGATTGCTTGGGCGGCGTCGCCGTCGGGCTTCGTCGCTCAGTATCAGCTGCAGGCACGGCAAGGAGGAACTGGGGACTGGATCGATTATGGACGGACGGATGGCACTACGCTGGAAATCCGCGACATTGCGCCGGGGGCTTGGGACTTCCGCGTCAAGGCGATCTCGGTTCTGGGTGTTTCGTCGAGTTGGCAGACGAGTACCGTCGAAATCCTCGGGCTCACCGCCCCGCCGGCACAGCTTGAGAATGTCACGCTGCAAACTGCGGGTGGCCTTGCCATCCTCAAATGGATGCGGTCGGTCGATCCCGATGTCCGCGTGGGCGGCAACATCGTCATTCGGCACTCGAAGGAAGCGACGGCCACCTGGGCCGACAGCTATTCGATGGACCGGGTCTCGGGCGGCGAGGCGATTGCCGTCGTGCCGCTGAAACCCGGCACCTACCTCGTGCGCGCCGAGGACAGCGGCGGCCGCGCTGGTCCCGAAACCCGAGTCTCGACCAAGGGTGCGCAGGTTTTGGCGTTCGCGCCTTTGGGCGTGCTGCAAGCCGATCCAGGGTTTGTGGGTTCAAAGACCGGGCTCAAGGTTGCCACGGGAGCTTTGACGCTTGCCACCGCGACGGTGAACGGTGTGACACAGGTGACGGCGCTGGAGGGGCAGTACGGCTTTGCGGCCGGGCTCGATCTCGGTGCGGTGAAACGCGTGCGCCTTCGCTCGGAAATCGGTGTGGCAGCTTTGGCGCTGAATGACCGGATCGATGCCCGCACCGCGCTGATGGACACATGGGCCGACTTCGACGGGTCAGCGGGTGCAGAAATCGATGTTCTCTTCGAGATCCGCGAGACCGACGACGACCCGGCCACATCGCCGAACTGGGGTCCTTGGGGTCGTCTCGACAACCACGAAATCGAGGCCCGCGCAGTCGAAGCGCGGGCGTTTCTCACGACGAAGGATGCGTCTTACACGCCCATCGTCAGCCAATTGCGGCTCTATGCCGATGAGGTCGCGTAATGCCCCAGACATCCAGCTTCGTGATCACGAACGACGCGGGCGCGGCCGTTCGGGCGCGGATCAATGAGGTGATTGCGGCGCTGCAATCGACGAGTGCCGGTGCCTCGGCGCCAACAGCGACGACGGCGGGTATGCTCTGGGTTGATACTTCTGTCTCTCCGCCGGTGCTGCGCCGCCGGAACGCCACCAATACGGGCTGGGACGCGCTTCTCGATGCGGCGGGCAATCTGGCAGGGCTTGCGAATACGGCCATGGCGCGCACGAACCTTGGCCTCGGGACGATGGCGACCAAGTCGGCAGTGGATTACGATGCGGCGATTGCAGCGAAGGCTGCCTTGTCTGGGGCAACCTTCACTGGCGTCGTCACCGCGCCGAACTTCGTCTCCTCGTCCGATGCGAGGTTAAAGTTGGAGGTCGAGACAATCGCCGACGCGCTGGCCCTGGTGAGCGCCTTGCGCGGCGTGCGCTTCACCATGGATGGCAGCCGCCAGATCGGCGTCATCGCCCAGGAGGTGGAGCCGGTCTTGCCCGAAGTGGTCAGGGATAATGAGGCCGGGCAACTCTCGGTCGCTTACGGCAATATCACCGGCCTTCTGATCGAGGCCGTCAAGGAACTGGCCGCCCGGGTGGCGGCGCTTGAGGAGGCACTCCCATGAATGACGGTGGGTTCATCGACATGATCAACTCGTTCTTCGGTGGCGCAGTGACCACGCTGATAGGCGCCTTTACTGGCCGGCTGATGTGGCATTCGGGCGAGGTGAAACTCGGCAACCGCCGTTTCTTCGGCAAGGAACTGCTCTGGGAAATCCCCGTGGCCGTCGGCATGGCGCTGATCGGGGAAGGGGCGGCGCGTTACATCGGACTGTCGCAGCCGGTCTCGACCGGGTTCGTGGCAACCCTCGCTTATCTGGGCCCGCGTGGGGCTGAAGCTATGCTGGCCGCGTGGCTCTGCCGAAAGAAGTAACCCGCCTACCACTCACAGAAATTCTGCGCGCCGTCCCACCTGGGGCGGCGTTTTGCCTTGCATGGGAGACGACCATGACGCCATTCGACATCGCCCGCAGCTACATCGGCACGACCGAGGGGCCGGGCCCCGCCGACAATCCCGTCATCATGGAGATGTATGCATCGGTCGGCCACGATTGGGTCGAGCATGACTCTGTGGCTTGGTGCGCGGCATTCGTCGGGCACTGCCTTGAGCGAGCCGGGATCCGCTCGACCCGCAAGCTGACCGCACGGTCTTATCTCGACTGGGGTGTACCGGTTGAGACGGCAGACGCCCAGCAAGGCGACATCGGCGTGATCCCCCGCGGCTCGTCCAGCTGGCAGGGCCACGTCTTCTTCATAGACCGAATTGAGGGCCAATGGGTCTGGGGCCTCGGCGGCAACCAAGACGACGCCGTCAATGTGAAGCGCTACCCGGTCTCAAAGCTCCTCGGGGTACGGCGCGAGGGCAATGTCGCGCCGAGCGTGACGATGTCCGTCGAATCGGTGCAGCGTCGGTTGACAGAACTCGGCTATCACGAGGTGGGTCAAATCGATGGAAAGATCGGGCCACGCACCCGCGCTGCCATTCTGGCCTTCCGGCATGACAAAGACCTTGCCCTCGTGCCGATCATTGATGTCGCGCTGATCGACGCCCTGACCACGGCGCGTCCAAGGCCGGTGGCGATTGAGCGGGCGACGGGGAAACCCAAAGGTTCACGCATCTTGGCCGCGTCAAACGCCCAGATCGCGCTTGGGGCTGTGGGCTATGCTGGCATCGCGATCAGCGACGTGGCACCGCTCGTTGGACAGGCCGAAGAAGGGCGTGATCTGGCGACGCGCCTCTTCGACCTTGTGGGATTGGGAAGCTACGCCCCGGTTGTGATGCCACTCCTTGGGGCAGCAATCTTCTTCGCGGTCATCGTGCTGGCCTGGAAAGCCCGCGCGGCCCGGATCGAGGACCATCGGACGGGGCGGACACCATGATCGCCGTCGTCCAGAGGCTGGTCTCCGCATTTGGCCAGCGCGTCGCGCTGTGGGCAGCCCTTTGTTTGATCCTAATCTCGGCCCTGCGCGTCGCTCTCCGTCTGGGGCGGCAAGCAGCCGAAGCTGAGTTTGCCATCCGTTCAGCAGAGGCCCGCATCCGCGCCCTGCGCACATCCAGAGAGATTCACCATGAGATCGAGGCTTTGCCTGAGGCTGAGCGTGATCGCCGTCTTGATCGCTGGATGCGCTACTGATCCCGGCGTGGGCTCGGGCTGCGACTGGGCAGAGCCGATCCGACCTTCGCGGGCAGATCAGTTAAGCGAGGATACGGCCCGGCAGATCCTCACCCATAACGAGACCGGCGCACAGCTTTGTGGATGGCGCCCGTGAGCGCGCGCGTCGCCGATCAGTTCTTGCCGCAGCACTGCTTGTATTTGCGACCCGAGCCGCAGGTGCAAGGATCGTTGCGACCTGTCTTGGGTTCCGATTTGAACGGCTGGCCGGGGAGATTGGCCGGGACCCCGCCGACCAGTTCGGGGCGCGATTGGTGCAGGATCGTCGCCACGCAGTTCGGGATCAGGTCAGGGGCCTCTGCGTCGATCGCGTCGATCTCTTCATCGCTGAACTTGCTGTTCCCGGTGTAGATGTCTTGCAGCGCCATGATGAAAATCATGGTCTCGCGGGTCTCGTCATCGGCCCACTCGAGGAGCGCCTCCCAAGCCTTGGGCCGCAAGGCCATGGCGCGAGTGAACCCATCGACCCAAGGTTCCCAGAGGGTCTCGTCGCTGTTCGTGTCGATCTCGTAGATCGGTTCGACCCAGAGGGATTGGGTGATCCGGGCAGCGACGTCGTTGTAATGGGCCATCACCGCCCCGATCGTCTCCTGCGCTGCAGCAAGGTCTGGGAATTGCGCATCTCCCGTGACGCCCCAGACATGCGAGAGCCAATCGGAGGGCGGGATCATCTCGGGACAGGCCAGAAGGCCCGTCACGAAGCCATCCAGCTCGCTGACCGTCATCGGTTCGTTCTCGACCGGCAGCGCCTGTAACAACTCATCCAGACGGTCGAGCCGTTTGTCGTCCTGATCCATGGCCCGTCCCTCCCTGCAGCTGCGCACCCCTTAGCCGCACTGGGCTGAATTCTCAATCGAACTCGTTCTGACCAGGCCGCTCGGATGGTCCGTGGAGGCATGCATGACCACGTCATTTCAGGAAGGCCCGGTCATCCTGATCGGCTATGAATACCGCCTGCAACTGCAGGCCGAGGCCGATCTCTTCCCAGAAGGAGCAACCTTTGTGGGCCAAGTGCGCAGCGCGATCACCGCCGCGACCGTGATGGCGGAACTGTCCACTCCGGCGGGCAGCGTGCTGCGCGTAGATGACCACACACTGGAAATCGTACTGGCACCCGAAGTGACGGCAAACCTCGTGCCCGGAATGGTCGTGCTTGATCTCGTGCGCACCGATCTGAGCCCCGACCGGCACCTTGGCTTTGTTCTTGAAGTCCCCGTGGCGCTGCCGGTGACGAGGCTCCCTGTTGCCGAGGGGCTCTGAACCATGGCCGCCTCGCTTGAACTTCGGCCCCTGACCGGGCCGATCCGCCTGCATTTGAGATCCAGCGAACCGATCAGGCTTCGCGTTTTGGCGGGGCCGGTGGCTGTGCGGCTTCTCGGCCAGCCCGGGCCCCAGGGCCGAGCGGGTCTGCAAGGTGACAAGGGCGATCAGGGCACACCTGGCATCACCATTCTTCCAACTGACGCTCCCATCAACGGAGGCTTCTTCTGATGGCCAATACGATCCAACTTAAACGCCGTGTCTCGGGCGTGGCTGGGGCGCCGGCTGCGCTCAAATCCGGCGAGATTGCACACAACGAGATTGATGACACGCTTTACGTCGGCAAGGGCGATGATGGTGCGGGCAATGCGACTTCGGTCATCCCGCTTGCGGGCAAAGGCGCCTTTGTAGATCTGTCAGCTTCGCAAAGCATCGCCGGCGCGAAAACCTTCGCCACCGTCCCGAAATCC